TTGGTGATCTAACCATGCATAGTAATCCTGATGTAGTTCACCATTCACCACCAAGGTATCATCCATATCAGTAATACCGATAGAAGTTCCCGCATCCCGTTTATTCATTGCCTGTTCTTTCTTGTCTAAACTTGTAACCCATCTTTGGCCAGATGTCCCGCCCCACGCATCCCACGCTACACGCCCCGCAGAAGGAAAACCATCTTCCCCTTCATTGAAACCAGTAGCTTTAGAATCTACGGAATGACGGGCAAAATAACTTAACATTCGGTTTACGGTTGAAGCTGAAATAGATTTACCTGCAGCTAACTGTTCCGCCCTAGATCTACCAACCGCAGTAAACCCTGAACCTGCCAAACCATCCGCAATCCACTTCAAGGCACGCTTCGCAGTATCTTGAACATCTTTAGGCGGGGTATAAGTTCCATCAGAAACAGCGCGTTTCAATTCGCCCCCAGGTGCAATCTTTTCAGTCAAACTAATCGCAACCATTTGTTTGATTGCTGAAGCCTTATCAGGATGTGAACCTAAAACAGTTCCATCATCCTTGACTGTATTCCAACCCTTAGCGGTTTGTTCAATAAAATAAGGCATCTACTAATCCTGTTTCTGAATCATAACGCCAAGACCATAAGTGCCTGAAGTAGTGCAAGCATATAAAGCATCCCCAGGATCTAAAGTAATCTGCAGAAAAACCGCACTATTGATTTCAACGGATTGACCCTGAACCAAGTTCGCCCCACCAATCCAAATCTTCCTACCCGTAACATCTTCAAGATTATGAATAGTAGCCCTAACAGGTTGAATATCTGGGGCAACAATCTGCGTAACAGCTGTTCCAATGGAATAAGAAGTTTGACTAATCGGCATTATTGACCCGTTTCATAACTACCCGCAGGAACAGTTGTAGGATTCTGCAACTGAACTGAAGGCAAACCAGTATGGGCAATAGGCGGAAGGGCTAGAACACTTAGAACATCTTCAGGAACAAAACCTAAACCAATGAGCTTCTGCGCCATGGCAACCTTAGTTTCTTCTTCAACCAAACTTGCAGCATTGATATTGACATTCGCCAAAGGCACGCGAACAATGTCCCCACCTTCAATTGGGCGCATATCTTCTTTAGCGCGAACTTCATTAGCGGACATAACACCATTTTGAAGCATCTTCACATAGCCTTCAATGCGGGTAGCATAGTCACCGCGTAGCAAGTTATCAGTATTGAACTTTAGAAACGCATAATCAGGTAGCAGATTACTAAATGCATCTTCAAGTTTTGTAATCCAAGGTCTAAGGGTGTGAGAAACAAAAGCAATCTGTTTCTGTTCAACGCTGTTATGACTTTGACCACCATTGTTTAGGCCAATCATGTCTGGGCTAACGCGGAAAATACGGGCAACATCTTCAACCGCCATCCTGCGAGAATCTAACATTTGCGCCTGATCATTGGCAATCTGCGTTGGTTTGAAAGTTGCACCGCCAGAAAGGATTCCTGTTCTATGCGCCTTGCGGTAACCCTTATGTTGTCTATCAAAAGATTGCGCTAAAGCTTGTGCCTGTTCCGCATTTAACATTCCAGGAAATTCAATTACGCCCTGCGTAAGAGTGCCTTGCCCAAAGAATCTAGCTGCAAAACCTTCAAGGGACATTGATAAACCTAGATTTTCTTTTAGTGAATCAATAGTTGATTTACCGCGAATTTCCCCAGGCATCAAGATAGAACCAGTAATGTGCAAAACATCATCAGTTGAAAGTGTTTTACCTTCTTCACCCTGATAAGTGAAACGCTTCTGCCCATTAGCGGTTCTAGTTACAGTAACCTGCATAGGGTTTAGGGTCATCATGCTAAGGATTGCACCTGTAACTGGATCGCGGAAAATACGGATAAAAACATTGCCATCTAAAAGCAAAGAAATCATTGTTTGTTGCCAGAAACTGGTTGAAGGAATCATGGCATCAGGTTTGATAACCCATGCAGGTCTAGGGCGGTAAGGGTAAGCAATACCATCCCTGCGTATGTAAGTATCTACAGGCAAAGTAGAAATAGCATCAGAAATTAGAGAAACGCAAGCCCAAACAGAATTGATTTGTAAAGCGGTAGTGAAATCAACATAAGCGGCAGATTGAGTTTCAAAGCTAGTTAGATCACCTGCACCCCAAATAGTTTGAAATGAGATAGCGCGGTTTTCACCTAACAGGTTACGCAACATTATTTATCGCCTTTATCTAAAGCCAAACCAAACAAAAGAATTCCCGCCCCAATCACAATTAGACCTGCAGGAAAATAAATCAATCCAACACCAACAGCAAGGGTAACTATGCCTAATGCTTGCAAAATCGTAGGTAGCAAATCAATCCTTAGAAAGAGAAAAATTCAGGAATTACTTCCTGTTCCATTTTAGCGGTTGCGCGGTCATACGCGATAACAAACGCAACTGCAGCATCTATCTTGCGTTTACTATGACGGGATTCCTTCACAATTCTTGCCCCCATGCTATCAATCTTCAAAACGCAATTATCAAGATGTCTAGCCAGCAACGGATTGCCATCATGCGTAAGCGTAGCTTCAGTAACCGAATCAAAAACCTTTTGACAGGCAGGAATCATTCTGCGGGGTGAAGTTGAGTTATATTCTGAAATTGGCAAACCTAAATCTTGAAGCACCGCCATAGACCTTTGCCAGCGGAAAGGGTCAAACGCAACTTCCTGAACCCGCCTATACTTTTGGCAAAAATCAATAATGGTTTGTTCAACCTGCAAAGTATCTACACGCCAATCCGCAGAATCACTAGGTTGCTTTTCCCATGCCTTCACCAAAAAAACATAAGGCTTTTCTTCTTTAGATTTAGGAACAGTCACACCAACTATTGCGGTTGTATCGCCAGAAAATGAACCATCCACACCTAACATAATTTCCGCATCTAAATCAATTTCTTTAGGGTCACGCAACCCTGACCAAGAACCTGCAGGCAACCATGCTGTTTGTGAACTAACCCATTGATTACAACGCTTAGTTCTAAATTCAGCTTCAGGTGTTCTTTTAACCATAGATTCAAAATCATCCGCAGAATTCAAATCCCCGTAACCTGGATTGGCTGCAATCCAAGTTGATTCTTTCCTATGATCTGCATCAAGGGGCGCTTCCCACCATGCCATATAAAAACTTGAATCTTCTATTTCCCCGCGGGCAACTTTCTTGCCATATTCGTAAAGGCTGTAAGCGGTTGAATCTTGACCTGTTGAATCTGATTTGACCCCGCAAGTAGTTGTAGCAAGCATGATAGGTTGCCTACGCGAAGCCATAGACAACTGCATAACATCCCACATAGCCCTATCCTGCAAAGCGTGAACTTCATCAAAGATAACAGCGGAAGCGTTTAGACCTTCTTTGGAATAAGCTTCAGCGGAAAGAACACGCCAAACAGATCCAGTTGAAGGCACTTCAATAACATCCCTGTAAATGTTGCACATAGAAGCAAGTTCAGGTTCGCGTTCAATAATTTTGCGGGCATCCCCAAAAGTGATTCTGGCCTGTTCCTTTTCAGCTGCACAAGAATAGACTTCACCGCCTTCATCCCCGTTTATCAAAAACCAAAGGCCAAGGCCTGTTATCAAAGCCGATTTGCCATTTTTTCTAGCCATGCCCCAGTAGGCGGTTCTTCGGGAAAACAAACCATTGGCATCAAGGGCAAGTGTTTCTTCCAGCAACTTTTCCTGCCAAGGTCTAAGCCGAATAAGTTCACCTGAACTACCAGCAATAGAATCCTTAGTTAGCGTTACAAAAGTATTTATGAAATCAACAGCATCCGCACCCCGCGAACCAAATTCAAGATTGGTAGGCGTAACCCATGCAGGCGGCCAAGAACTAATCTGATTCAATTACAATAACCTGCGCTTGCTCGCGTTCCTGTTGCCTTCTACGCAACAATTCCATTTTGGATTCCGCCTTGATTTCAGCAAGCCCCAGTTTAGATCTAGCATCAACAGTCAAACCTAACAAACCAAGGTTCTTCACAATCGCAGATTCCAAATCAATCAACTGGCGGTGAACATGGTAATCTTCAGGCTTCTCTACAAACTGGCGTTCCAAAACAATCTGCCTATCAAGTTGCTTACAAGTCAAAAGCAAAAGTTCAACATCAGTTTGCGGGCTAATCCAAGTTTGACCAACACCAAACACCCGATTCCATAACAGCAACCCCGCCCAGTCCAAAGGTTGATGGGGTTCAACCCTGCCAGCATGAAGGGAAACTGTAGCTGAAGCATCAGGTAAGGCACGCTTCCCAGGATTACCTAACGCCCGTTTTTGCTCTAAAGGTCTAGCGGGATTGGCCATAAAAATAGACTAACAAACAAAACCTTGCAACTGCGGGTATCTGCAAAAAAATTCGGGGTGTTCTGCAGGTCTGTTTTTCACTAAGGAAAGACCCCACCCCCCATCTATGCCCCTAGGTATAAGGCTTGTAGCGTAGGTGTATGTTGCCTATAAAGGCTTATCGCCACGCCTACTGTTACAAGATAAGTGCGCAGCTTCTAAGGGGCTATCCAGTTGCCCAGGGTTGATGTGATCCACGCTGATTTCTTTTCTATCGGTGAACGCTTGATTACAAATGTGGCAATGCGTAGCGTTAGCCCGCAGGTATGCCCTAGCTAATCTATATCTTTTATCGTTGTAGGGGTTACGCCCCTGTTCCCTTGTATGCGGTGCGCAATAACTTCCTACCTTGGTTAGTGTTCCGCATTGAAGGCATGGCTTAGGGAATCTATTCATGGTGTTCACAATGCGAGATGGCTTGCGCTTCAGTAATGAAGTTATCCCAACAGTTGTATGGTGCAGGCTTCCATACCACAAACAGATAGAAGCTTATGATTAAGAATCCTATGATGGTTACGGGCATGATTAGGAATAGCCATTTCTTATTCATTCTATTTCTTCTTTCAACGGGTCATAGATGGCTTGAAAACCTAATGCAACATCAGTATTGCTAAGAATACTTATATCCGCTGTATCAGGCTTCAAGGGCTTATCTGCGTGTTTATGTGTCCTACGCCATGACTTGACTAACTGGATGGCTTCTCTATCATCAGTTTCAAATTCTGCACCGCAGGAACATACTTCGCGGATCATTAGAACACCCTAACAAACCTGATTTGATTGTTCTTGAAGTTGGATAGGGGTTCAATAACTGTAGTGCCAAACCCTGCATTGGCATCAATGATTAGGCCTTGACCTAGATAGATAGCTGCATGATTGAAATCTGTTCGCCCAGGATAAGCGAAAACTACAATATCGCCACGCTTAGGGATTGCTACCCTTGCGCCTAGATGGCCTTGCTTATTGGCACTATGCGGAAGTGTTATGCCCACTTGCTTATAAGCCCATCTGACCATGCCTGAACAGTCCCACCCTGACACCTGATCACCTGAAAAAACATAGGCGGTTCTATGCACCCTTGTAGTTAGGTAATTGACTACCTTGCTAAATTGATGGTAAGCGTGCCTGCGAAATAGTTCTTTGTTGAAGTTGCGGGCTACAGGTTTAGATTCTTTAGCTTCTACCTGATTGGGAATAGTTGCCCCAAAGTTTAGGCTTAGAAATATCGCCAAGATTACTATTAGTTTTGTTTTCATTAGGCATCCTTGCCCCATCCAGTTCCATTGAACTTTATTGTTTGTATTCCAAATACGCGGGTAAGTTCTATTTTACAAACCTTACATTTAGGTTTAGGGATGTCCGCAGATAAAGCCTGCGTGACTGTAAAGGTTGCGCCACATTCAGGGCAAACAAAGTTGTAACTTGGCATTTTTGTCCTTTCTTCCAAGTGGAGTTGTAGGGAATTGAACCCTAGTCCTACCCGATTCCATAAATGGCTTTTCAGGCAGTCAAAACCATTTCAACCCCTACAGCTTCCAAACTGTTCCTGTAAAGTCTATGCCCTGTTCTAAGGCAAAACATACAAGCCCAGGGGCAGAATCTTCGCCTGAAGTTGTCCGCCACCAATTAGATCCATTGTCTAGCGTTGCAGCTTGAACCCAATAGCGTGAAGTTCCTCTAGCAGTTGAACCTAATTCTTGAACCCGTAAATGATGGAAATGGCCACTAACACCGATTGTTGCAGCGTGAACTGGTTGCTTACCAAAAGCCTGTTTACGCCACCAATCAACTACAGCGTTAGGATTATTGGCTTGATGTCCATGCCACATTCCCAAAACATGGAAAGTATCACCGAAAACATCTAACGCTAAAGATTCATCATGCGGGGCAGGTTCAAAGAAAGTTATAGGTAACCCTACTTCTTTAGTTAGGCGGGCAAGTGTTCGCCCGATATGAATACCCCAATCATCCGTAGCTTTCCCTACACGCTGTTTATTTACCCTGAACTGGCAATGATTACTTCCAACGCTTAGATAAGTTACTGGGGCGTATTTAGAAATTTGTTTTAGCGTTTCCCAAGCTAAAGATGTAGCCAAATCAACCTGTTGCATCAAGCTAAGGTCATTAGTTGCAAGTTGATGTAAATCTGCAGCATTACCAAAGTTTTCAATAGTATCGCCTACATCACAAAAAATAATCTTTTCAGGTTTCACTTCTTTGATTTTGTTGATTAGTTTCACCTGCGTTTCAGCAACCCTATGAATTAACGCTTCAACACCGCCCCTATGATCTACCTTGCCCACCTGCAAATCTGACCACAAAACAATCAAGGCTTTACCTGAAGAAACAGGCTTAGGCGTTACAGGTTTAGTTTTCTTAGCCAAGGCATAAAGTAAAGGCAAATCCTGAACTGCACCAAGTTTGCGCCACCTAATACGAACACTAGACATCCATAAAGGTTCAAGTGGAAAAGGGCGTGCCACCTGCCAGCGTGAAATTCTAGGTTCGCCCACAATCTCTATCTGCTTATAGTCAATGCCCGCTTCAATCAGAAAGGCTTCAACATCTGTAGGATTACCATCCTGAACTGCAGGTAATACAGCTTCACCGCCCTGCCCATCAAACTGGATAGACGGATTCCAACCTTCAGGGTAAGTAATCTTAGGGGCAACAGGATTATTTAGATCTTCCAACATGAACAGTCCTTTTCCCTATGGTTCTTTATCGCATAATCAGAAACCACAATTCCGCGTTTCTTCAATTCATTAGATAAAGTTTTGAAAGGCCATTCAGGGTTCATAACTGTTGCTTCAAGAATTTCGGCATCTTTATCAGTCAAATCTGCTTTTACAGTTCTAACCTTGCAAGCTGTAATTTTTATAGGTAACTTCAAATCTTCTAACATTAGCCCCTAGTTTCTATGTCATTGAACTTAGGAACATCTTGCCCAGGTTCAAGAATCTTCTTAGCAAGCGTATTAGCCAGAAAAGCGGTCATTTCATTAGTTGTAGCTGCAACTAACAGCAAGTTTGCTAAAGCTTCCCGAATACCATCAAAGTCCGCACCCCAAACTAGATTCTGATCGCGTAACAGTTCAACAGCATCCATCAGTTCAGGTTCAAGTTTAGAAATCACAACATACCTTCAATACGTGTCAAAATGAACTTCAATTCAAGAATCCTTGCATCAGTAGTTTTCTTATCCACCTTGATTTTCTCTAACATCTTGATTTCAGCGTGAATCAACGCCCTAGTTCTATTGATTCCATAAGTTTGCCCTGATTTGTGACCTGCACGCCAAATCCCCATAACAGTATTAGGGAACATTCTTTCAACAAATCTATTTATCATTTTCTTTCCAATCTTCTAAATGTTCAATAACAGCAATCTGCGCTACATGGGCAATAAAAACTGTTACTGCAGCTAAACCTGCAACCAACAAAAATAGCCCCACAGTAATCCATAAAACAATTTCAACCATGACTGCAATCCAATCCTGTATGCGTTCCAGAAAGATTTTGGTATTGGATTTCTTTACATGGCGCAGGTTGATTCCAAATCCACATCAAACCTAGACAAGTCAAAATGAAGCTAACTACAAGCAAAATAAACTTAGTGTCATTCATCACCAATAACCGCCTTTCCATCAGCAAATAGATCTTCAAAATCAATCTTGCCATCAAGTAACCTAATTGCCCTAGTTCTAGACAATTTCAGTTGCTCTTGAATAGTTTTCAAGGCATCCAAATACTGTTGCTTATAGGCAATGAATTCTTCCTGATCCTGCAATTCTTGCAGCAACTTCTTGCGCATAATCAATGCGGTTTTGCCTGCAAAAATAGCATCTTCAACCGCAATCCTTCTAGCTGTGGTAAGGCGTTTCATTTGGCAAATCCTTCAAGTATTTGACTTCCATAGTGTTGCAATCAATAAAAACAAAGAACTGGGTTAGGACACTATCAACCCTGATTACATGATTATCTAAAAGAACCTTCAGGATTCTTTCGCGTTCAACCCTGCGAATCATTTCAGCAAAAGCCACAATCTCTTGCGGGGTTAGTTCAGCTGCAACATCAACTTCCACGCATCCGCCACAATTCCAAGTTTTACAAGAATCAGCATGAACAGGTTTACAGTTACAGGTTTCAGTTTTATTTAGTTTGCACATTTACTTCTTCTTTCTTTATTAGTTGAATAAGGGCATTTACATCAAGTTCAAAACAATCAGGGGCGTTAGTAATCTTCTCTAAGATTTCAAGGATGCGAGTTCTCTCGCGTTTCTCACCCTGCCTGCGGTAAAACTCTCTAACAGCTTCAGCGTTATCTTTCACATCCGCCACCATGCCCTAAACCCTAGAACTACTACAGCAATCAAAACTGCTTCACCAATAGCACCAACTACAGTTGCACCCGCCCAGGTTGCAAGAATCTGAACACCAAAAAATAGCAAACAAAAAATTAGGCAACCTTTCATTTGATAATCCCCCCGTTAGTTACAGTTTCCCAAACATAAGCAAAAGCCCATCTGCGGGTAGTGCAAATAGATTTAGCAAAAGCATCTAAATCCTGATCGTAAGCATCCAACAGTTCAGGATGTTTCACTAAATCTTTACCGCAATCAATCCATGCCTTGTAACTTGCGCAAGCCTGCAGGAAAGATTCCAGTTCTTCAAACATCAACTTATCTGCCATCATGCGCCTTCCTTCATAATGTTTTCTTCAATGAATTCGGTTAGAAGGTTTAGAGCTTCAAGGTTCTTTGCTTTATCGGTGTCGCATAGAAGGTTATGAATTTCTAATAGATCCCACATTTGTTGCTTAGTCATTTTTTGTCCTTTGTCCGTATCAAGCGGATTTGCCTGATAACTACAATTTAGCGTAAAACTGACAGAAAACGCAACACTTTGGGCGTGTCTATTTAATTACATTTAGGTAACAGAATCAAGCCATTTAGTTATAGTTACCGCCACCCCAGGTTCACCTGTCGCATACTTCTTAGCCACATGAAGCCTAATAACTTGCGAATCATCCCGCCAAACCCCCAAACCCTTAGCTGAAATCCCATCCAGCAATGCGCGGGTAAGTTTATCTAAATCGGGGGGTGTAATTGGATCAGGGCGTTTAACTGTTTTAGGTCTAGGCAAATAAAAAACAGCTTCAACCTTCACCCCACCGTCAAACTGGGTGTTATCACCTGAATCATGCATTGCGGTAATAACCGCATCTGAAACTGCTTTACGCCATGCAGGTAAGCGTGGGGAAGATTCCACAATCAACGGAATACTATTCCCCGCAGCTGTAGTTCTTTGACCTACATATTTCTTTGAACCTTGCGGGGCGGGAATAACGCCAAAAACAGTAAAACTAAAATTATTTCTTCCCATAATAATTGACACACACCGCCACCCAAAGGAAAACCCCCATCAAACCAGTAATGGCCGATAGGGGTTCAGGTAGAAATATTGAATCAACTAGCAACAGCAAGCCGAAACAATATCCCAACCACCATGACATTTAGAAAGGCGCAGAAACCGCAGGCGCAGCCTTGACTGCATCCAGTTGCGCATTATTGATGTCCAACTTAACTTTTCTTGCAGGGTTACCATTGCGATCTTGATATTCTTCAATCTTTGTTGAAAGCTGACCAACTAGGGTAACTTCAGCATCAACATCAAGGTTATGGGCAACCGAAAACCATGCTGTCCAAATACGCGTGTAATCTTCACCCGTAGCTGATTTGTATGATTCAACCAAAGATAAACCCTGCGCTGAAGCACCAAACACTTTTGAAACTTTACCTGTAACTTTTACTGTAGCCATTTTTTTCTTTCTCGTAGGAACTAATTTTTTTTATTTGTAAAGCAAAAACACTTTAGCATCAACCCGCGACAATGTGAACACTATTCACACAATCCCTATGCCCACAAACCCTTTCCCCAGGTTCAATAAGATTACCTGCATCATCAATAGGATTCAGATCATCATCCAACTGCCCCTGATGGGGGATGCACCGCAACTTCCCGTATTGAATAGTTGTCGCAGGTTTCTGCCTACAGCTAACGCAAAGCAAATCCTTCCGCCCACGCTTTTCTGCACTAACCATCCACTTGAAACCGCATCTGCGACATTCAACCTGATTATCTTGCAAGTTCTTCCCTAACCCTAGAAAATTCCCCATCAAACTTAGCTTCAAACCAACCTGTAGCACCATGGCGGTTCTTGACAACATCCAGAATCATAAGTGACTTTTGACCTAACGCATAAAAACGGGCAGAAAGGCCTGTAGCAATATTTTTATCTTCCACAATATCGGCTTCACTTTGCTTACGGGACAACATCACAATAACATCCGCATCCTGTTCAATCTGCCCAGAATCACGCAAATCCCCCGCTGTAGGACGTTCATCAGGCTTACCATCAATACGCCTATTCAACTGGGCTAAGGCAATAACAGGAACACCAAATTCTTTAGCCAAATTCTTTAGATCCATAGAAATCTGGCTAACCTGCTCATACTTCGGGGCTTTAGGGTTATTAGCTGCAATCAACTGCAAATAGTCAATAAAAATAGCCTTGACAGGCCTTTTAACCATAACCGCCTGAATATAGCTTCTAATCTGATTTACAGTTTGCCCACCCCTATCCGAAATCACCATTTTAGATTCAACAGTTCTAATCATTTCCTGAATCTGCAATTTATGATGGTCAAGCAAATTACCGCGTTCAATGTTATCCAACGGAATCCTAAGCTCACCCGCAACCACCCTATTCAACAAACTAGCCTTATCCATTTCCAAACTAAAAAACAAAACATCCTGACT